TCGATCCACGACGAATATCACGAGCATGCCGACGACGGTCAGGTCGACACGATGCGGACCGGTATGGGCGCACGCGACCAGCCGCTGCAGGTGTTGATCACCACGGCCGGCGACAATCTTGCCGGGCCCTGTTACGCGGCGGTCCAGGAGGAGAGGGACAAGCTCGCCGGCATTGGCCACAATGGTGGCCCGCCGCTCGAGGATGAGACATTCTTCGTCGAGTACACGATCGACGAAGGGGACGACTGGAAGAGCGAAGCGGCGCTTCGCAAGGCCAATCCCAATTACGACGTGTCGGTCTCGGCCGACTTCCTGCTTGCGCGGCAGCGCGACGCGATCGCGACGCCGCGCAAGGCGGGGATTTTCAAGACGAAGCACCTCAACCTGTGGGTGGCGGCGAAGGCAGCCTTCTTCGACATTGAGGCGTGGCGCCGGTGCTCGAGCGAGGATATTCCGGTCCAAGGCCGCGAAGCGATCATGATCGAGCGATTGCTCGGCCGACGTTGCATTGCGAGTCTGGACCTTGCGTCGAAGGTAGATATTGCTGCGCTGGAGTTGCTGTTTCCACCGATCGGCAAGAAGGCGACGATAGACGATCCCTATATCCGGATCGGGTTCTATTTCCTTCCATCGGAGACGGTGCTGAAGGTGGCGGCTTACCAAGGCTGGGATGCGCAAGCGTTGCTCGAGGTAACCGACGGCGAGATCATCGATTACGATGAGATCGTCGAGGTGCTGCGAACGGTTCGCGGACTCTTCCAGCTCGAGCAGGTGGCGTACGATCCCCATCAGGCGACCTACCTGGTCACGACGATGCAAAAGGAAGGCTTTCCGGTCGTCGAGTACCGGCCGATCGTGCTCAACTTCAGCGAGCCGATGAAGGAGCTCGACGCGCTTACCCGCGCCGGGACCATAGAACACGGCGGCTGCCCGGTGATGGAATGGCAGATCAACAACGTGGTCGCGCAGCCTGACGCGAAGGACAACGTCTACCCGCGCAAGCCGCGCGACGAGGCCAAGATCGACAATCCGGTGGCGCTGATCGCGGCGCTGGGCGTCGCCATGAAGGAGGAAGAAGAGATGGTCGCGACTTCCCCCTGGGACGATCCCGAATATTCGCTCAGCGGCGCCGATGAAGGGCTCGCCGGCTGATGGGTCTTATGGACCGCGCGCTCGGCGCGCTCGGAATTGTGCCCCCGATGGCGGAACAGCGCTCGCTCGAGGATCCAAGCTTTCGCCTCAGCGACAACCCCGAAGCGCTGCTGCAGATCCTCGGCGCGCTCGACAAGAATAATTCGCTGCCGCAGGTTTCGATCGAGGCGGCGCTGCAGGTCCCGGCGGTCATGTGCATCGTCGCATTCCTGTCGCGCACGCTGGCGGCGCTGCCGCTCCACACCTTCAAAGCGGGCGACAACGGCGAGCGGGTCAAGGATCCGGCCGCGCAGCTGCTCTCTTTCGCGCCGAACGAAGAAGAGACCAGCTTCGCGTGGCGGCAATATCATTGGCAGCAGGTCTTTACCGGCGGGCGCGGGTGCAGTTGGATCGAGCGTGACGGCCGCGGCAAGCCGGTTGCGATCTGGCCAATGGATCCGGGACTGACGACGGTCATCCGACGCAACGGCCGCAAGATCTACAAATTCGATGGACGCGATTATGCCGCGACGGACGTGATCGACACGCCGTTCATGCCGAAGCGCGACCGCCTCGGCAGCTACAGCCCGATCGTAAAATGCAACAAGGCGATCAGCCTGGCCATAGCGATGGGCGATTTCGCTGGCGGGTTTTTCGCCAGCGGCGGCGTTCCCCCGCTTGCTCTCGAGGGGCCGCTGCCGAGCGGTCCCGACGCGTTTAGGCGCGCGCAGAGCGATATCCAGCGGGCGATCGACCTGGCAAAGAAGTCGGGGGCGCCGTTCTTCGGCATGCCGGTCGGCCACACGCTAAAGCCGATCGGCGTCGAACCCGGCAAGGGGCAGATGGTCGAAGCTCGCCTGTTCCAGATTCAGGAGATGGGCCGGATCTGGCAGATGCCGCCGGTTTTCGTCGGTGACCTGTCGAAAGGCACCTTCAGCAACACCGAGCAGCAGGACCTGCAGCTGGTGAAGCACAATGTCGGCCAGTGGGCCAAGGCGTTCGAGGACGAAGTTACGCTGAAACTATACGGCTGGCGTGGCCCCTCGCGCCGGGTGAAGCACAATCTCGACGGGCTGCAGCGCGGCGCGTTCAAGGACCGCATCGAAGCGCTGGCGCGTGCAATCCTGACCGGGCAGCTGATGCCCGACGAGGCCCGCGCGCTGGAAAACCGGCCACCCGATCCGAACGGACACGGCAACAAGCTCTACGTCCAGCAGGCGACGGTCCCGCTCGGCACCGTCGCGGGCCCGGGACACAATGGCGGACCGCCGATCGCCGACGATACGAACAAGGAGGGCACCGATGGAGCCGAACAAACCGACGACTGATCAACGAGAGCGGCGGCAGGTCGACGCCAGCCTGGAAATACGCGCGGTCGGCGAAGACGAAGGCGGCCAGGTGGCGAAGGGCTATGCGTGCCTGTTCGACAACGAGACCGATATCGGCGGCTACTGGCGCGAGAAGTTCGCTCCCGGCGCGTTCGCCAAGTCGCTGGGCGAGCGTGACGTCGTCGCGTTGCATAGCCATGACGGCGGGCGCCCGGTCGGGCGCAAGAGCCGCGGCACGTTGCGCATCGCGGAAGACCAGCGCGGCCTAGCGTTCGAAAACGACTTGCCCGACACGCAGGACGGTCGCGACCTCAGCGTCCAGATCGACCGCGGCGACATCGAAGCGATGTCGTTCGCGTTCCGCGCGGTTAAGGAGGAGTGGGACGAGACCGGAGACACGCCGCTGCGGACCGTGCTGGAAGCCGAGCTCTACGAGATCACCTACACGGCGTTTCCCGCCTATCCCGACACGAGCGTGGGGAAGCGGTCGCTCGAGCACTCCCGCCAGGAGCGCCGGGAGCACAATAAAGCCGGTGCATGCACCCGGATCTCCGCGCGCCGCGCCCGCCAGGCGCACGCGGAACGGGGCATTCGCCCCGAATAATCACCGGGCCCAGCCCGAGGAGGCGAGCGCAGCACGCTTCGCCCTTGTCCGCCCGCCGATTCCCGGCGGGTTTTTCATGTCCAGGAGACAATCATGACCCTCAAGGAAATGCAGGAGAAGCGCGAAAAGCTCGTCTCCGACGCGCGCGCCGCTCTCGACGCGATCACCACGAATACTGACGACGCCCGCGCCGCGGAACTCGACCAGCGCCACGACACGATCATGGGTGAATTCGACACGCTCGAGAAGCAGATCGCCCGTGAAGAGCGCCTCGCTGCCGCCGAGAGCGCGGCTGAAGCGCGTCGTGCCGCTCTCCGGCCGAAGGGCCGCGACGGCGAAGCGCTGGGCATCGATGGTGAAGACGAAGGCGATGCCTCCGACAACGAACAGCGCCAGGCCGACTATCGCGACGCTTTCTACGCCGCGCTGCGTGCCGGCGGTGAGCTCGGCGCTCTCGAGCCCGAACAGCGCGCGCTGCTGCGCCAGGGCTATGTCGAAAACCGGACGCAGACCGCCGGCGCCGACGCTGCGGGCGGCTATACCGTGCCGACCGAACTCGCCAAAAAGATCGTCGAGACGATGAAGGACTGGGGTCCGATGTACGATCCCGGCGTCACCGACGAGATGATCACGAGCTCGGGCAACCCGTTCGATATCCCGACCAACGACGACACCGGCAATTCCGCGGCGGCGCTGGCCGAAGCTGCTGACGTACTCGATGACGACAGCGGCGACCTGGTATTCGGCGAAAAGAGCCTGTCCGCCTATGTCTACGCGACGCCGTGGCTCAAGCTGAGCTTCGAGTTGCTGCAGGACTCGGCGTTCAACCTCGAGGCATTCGTCGGCAGCAAGCTGGGCCAGCGCCTCGGCCGGATCGCCAACGCCAAGCTGACGGTCGGAACCGGCGTGGGGCAGCCCAACGGCATTGTCACCGCGTCCTCGCTCGGCAAGACCGCCGCGGCGATCGCGGCGATCGCGGCCGATGAGATCATCGACCTGCAGCATTCGGTCAATGCGGCCTATCGCCGCAGCCCGAAATGCGGGTTCATGTTCGCCGACACCACGCTCGCGGCGATCCGCAAGCTGAAGGACGGTCAGGGCAATTACCTGTGGCAGATGGGCGACGTCCGCGTCGGCGCGCCCGATCTGATCCTGGGCAAGAAGTACCACGTCAACGACGATGTCCCGCCGATCGCGACGGGCAACCGTGCGGTGATCTTCGGCGATCTGGGCGCCTACATGGTGCGCAAGGTCGGCAATCCGCTGATCGGTACGGTGCGCGAGCGCTTCTGGCCCAAGGTCGGCATGGCCGGCCTGATCCGTTTTGACGGCCAGCTGACCGACAGCGCCGCGGTGAAGCACCTCAAGCTGGCCTGATAGGTCAAACGTGAAAGCGGGCGGGGCATTGCCTCGCCCGCCTTTTCTCCGAGCGCCGCGACCCGGCGTTCGGAGAAGAGCAATCGAAGAAGGAAATCATCATGCGCGTCACAATGTTGGCAAGTCTTTGCGGTCCAGATTATGCACTTGCCGCGGGCGACGAACACGATTTCGACGAAGGCGAGGCGCAGCGATTGATCGCCGCCGGCTTCGCTGAGCAATCCGTTCCTGTTGCAAAGGCGCCCTCGACAGGTGCCAAGCCCGCCAAGAAGTCGGCCGCGAAGTAAGGCGAGCGGATATGTGGGCCTCGCCGATCACCGTCGCTGCGCCGGCGGTGGAGCCGGTCGATCTTGCTTCGGCGAAGGAGTTTCTGCGCATCGATGTCGGTGACACGTCGTTCGACGTTGAGTTGGCGGCGACGATCGCCGGCATACGGAGCGAGATCGAGCGGATATCGTCGACGCGGCTGATTACGCAGACGCTCGAGCTGTCGGCCGACAGTTTCGCGGATCTCGCCCGCCTGCCGATCGGACCGGCACAGTCGATCGACTCGATCGAGTACCAGGACGCCGCAGGCGCGCTGCAGGCGATCGCGCCGGCGGATGTCGAGCTGACCGGCGCGTGCCTCGAACAGGGCATTCGCCCGATCGCGGGCAAGACCTGGCCGAGCGGCGCGGTTCGTGCGAGCAGCATCCGCGTCACGATAAAGGTCGGTTATGGCGACGATCGCGAGGCGGTGCCGGAAGACCTCACGATCACGCTCCTGCGCGGCATTCGCGCCACGTTCGACGATTATGCGATCGATCTGGCGCCGATGCTGACCAATCATCGGATATGGCTATGAAGCGGCCGCGGACGCGCGATCGAAACCGGCAGCTCCGGATCGAGCGACCGATCGCAGACCCTTCATTCACCGGCGCGGGATCGGGCAGCTGGGAAAAGGTCGACGACGTTCGCGCCAGCGTCCTGGACGTGCTGCCGAGCCGTTCCGAACGGCTTGCGGACGGAATCAATTTGGCGACGCGGCCTGCACGGGTGCGGATGCTATTTCGCGAGGACGTGAAGCCCGACATGAGGTTCGTCATGGGCGCGACGATCGTCGACGACGTCGTCGTCGACTACAGCGCCGCGCGGATCATGCAGATCGTATCGGGCCCGGCCGAACTCGGACGCCGCGAAGGGATCGAGTTCATGGTCGAAGATTACAGCGCTGCCGGAAACGCAGCCTGATGCCGACGGTGAGTGGACGGGCAGAGGTCCGGCAATTCATCCAGCGCACCCCGGCCGAGCTTGAGGAGAAGGTCCTTCGCGGCGCGGCGCGCGCTGCAGCGAACGTCGTGGCCAACGAAGCGAAGGAACGAACGCAATCGAAGGAGGTTCGCGGTGCGATCAAGGTTTCCACGCGCAAGCCCGAGGGCGGGCGCATCATCGCCAAGGTGCAGGTTCGCGGACCGGGCGCGTATCTTGCCCCCTGGGAAGAATATGGGACGTCGCCGCATCTGATCAGCGTCGACGAGAGCCAGCGCAATGGCATGAGCATAGGGCGGATCAATAAGCTCGCCAAACAACCGGACAGCAATCATTCGCTTGTGATCGGCGGCAAATTCGTTGGCGCTACGGTGCTGCATCCCGGCGCGCGGGCGCATCCGTTCCTGCGACCAGCGCTTGATATCAAGGAGACCGAGGCAATCGGAGCGGCGCAGGCGTACATCGCGGCGCGGGTGACGCGATCGGGAATTCTCGGCGGACCGGAAGCGGACGCGGCATGACGACCGGGGTCGACATCATCGGTACGCTGCTGGGTGCCGATGGGGAGGTCCTCGCGCTGGTGCCAGCCGAACGGATCAAGGCCGGGAGGTTGCCCGATGGTGTCGTGCTGCCGGCACTGCTGGTGAAGGCGACGAGCACGACGGAGCGCCAGACGCTGAAGCGCGCCGCGAAGACGCGCACGATCGATCGCGTGTCGGTGACGGTTCGCGCAGGAAATTATCAGGATCAGCGGCGCGCGATCGCGCTGGTGACGAAATGCTGCGCGGGCCTGACGGGCAATATCGGCGGCGGATTGCGCGTCTCGATCCTCACCGCAGGGACCGGCCCCGAGCTGGACGGTCCGGCCAACAGTTACGAGCGAACCCAAGATTTTCGCGTCAGTTACGACGCGGTCTGAACCCGACCAGGAGGCAAACATGAGCGACCCCAAAAAGCGCGCCGAGATCATCAGTTCATTTACCGATCGCGGCACCGGCAAGAGCTACACTGCAGGCACCAAGCCGCTGATCGAATCGGGCGCGTTCGGCAATTATCTGGCCGCAGGACTCGTCCGCGCGGCCGCGATCGCCGAGGCCAAGTCAAAGCCTGCGAGCAAGCGCAAGGCCACGCGCAAGCCCGTGCGCGGTGTGTCCGCGCCAGCCGCTGCGCCGGCAGCATCCGTTTCCGCTGAAGCCACCGATTTGAGCGCCGCGCGCGCCGATCGCGGCAGCGACTGACATTCCGCCCGAAGGATCGGGCTGAATACCCGCCGGCCAAGCCGGCTCGCCACCAAGGAGAACTATCATGGAAACCACTACCGCGGCGGGCTCGACGCTTGCCATTTCCGCCGCTTCGCCGGTCACCGAAGACGCCGCTGGCTACGCCGCACTGGCATTCACCGAGATCGGCCAGATCGAAAAGATCGGCGCGCTCGGTGCCGTGTTCAACAAGGTCGAGTTCCAGCCGCTCAAGGGGCCCAAGCAAAAGCACAAGGGTTCGGTCGATTACGGTTCGTTGGCACCTTCGCTGGCGTACGATTCCGCCGATGCTGGCCAGACGCTTTTGCGCACCGCGGCCGATGACGCGACGTCGACGCTCTATGCGTTCGAAGTCACCTATCCGACCGGTGCCAAGCGCTATTTCCAGGGCCGTGTGTTCGGCTTCCCGGAAAATGTCGACGGTGCCGACACCGTCCTGATGGCGGCTCCGACGATCGAGATCTGCACCGAGATCGTCAAGGTTCCCGCAGCCTAACCCCGTTCCGGCATCAGCCGGTTCAATCCCTATTCCGGCAACAGCCGGATCACTGGCATCGGTCCTCGCCCGTCGCGGTCGAGCGAGGGCCGGTGTATCCTTACCGCGAAAGGTAGATTACCATGTTCGATATCACCACCGAAGCCGTCGCCGACACGGCCACCATCCACGTCAAGAATGCGCAGGGCGAGCTGCTCTATGCCGATGCCGATCGCACCAAGCCGGTGCAGATCGTCGTCTTCGGCCCCGGCAGCAAGGCCTATGGCCTGGTCGAAGCGCGCCAGTCGACGCGTGCGGTCAAGCGCATGCAGGATAACGACGGCAAGATCACGGTCGCGCCGCTCGAAGAGCGTATTCGCGAAACGGCCGAGGATCTCGCCGCGCTCACCGTCCGGTTCGAAAACTTCAGCTACCCGCCCGCAGGCAAGACCGAGGGTGCCGAGCTGTTCGCCGCTGTCTATGCCGACCAGAAGATCGGTTTCATCGCAAAGCAGGTGTCGAAGTACCTGGCTGACTGGGGAAACTTCAAAGCCGGATCGGCCGTCACCTAACTCTGTTCGTGCGGCAGATGGCGTGGCTTCATGCTGCTCCGAAGCCGCCCGAAGGCACGAGGCGGGCGAAGGCGGCGGCTCCGGCCAAAGCGCTCACCCGTCTCGAGCGGATGAAAAAGGACGGCATCGCTCCCAAGATGCCGTCCAATCCGGCCCCGCATATCGTCGCGCGGCTGATCGAGATCGGCATCACCGAAACGACGGGCATGGGTCCGGCCCCGCTGTCGTGGCGCGAGATCGATGCGTGGCAGCGCAATACGGGCGTCCCGTTGCCGCCTTGGGAGGCGAGGCTGCTGCGCCAGCTGTCGCTGTCATACATTGCTGAGAGCCGGAGGGCCGAAGACGAAACCTGCCCGCCTCCCTGGCGCGCCGAAGTGACGCAGCGCGAGCTGGACGTCGCGGAGGAGAAGCTGCGGTTGGTGCTCGGGTGAATAACCGTATATTTGTCTCGACTCGGCATGAGGGGGACACTGTATGCGCGCGACATTTTTGGTCTTTGGTCTTCTGGCTACGTCGGCCATGGGGCAGGTCACTCCCGATAATTGGGAGCAGTTTGAAGACTGGACTGTCCTCCAAGGCCCGGACCGATGCGCGTTCGCCAAAGTCGTAGAAAGTGGGGAAAAACCGACCTACCTTACCGTAATTAGGTATGCCATCGGAAGAACGTTCATCTCGTTGAAAAACGAGGGATGGAGCGTAGCACAGGGCCAAAGACGAACCTTATATTTCTATTTCGACACGGGACAATTCTATGCCCTGCAAGGTTTGGGAATGGACGATCACGCTATTGCAGTCGAGGCACTTCCGGAAATGCTGGGGCCGATGGCGACGGCCAAGTACGTTAATGTTTATCTGAAAATTGATGACGATAAAGAGGTCCCTCTGGATCAGATCGGCCTTAGTGGAAGCGCCGAAGCCATCGCCAGCAGCGGGCGCTGCCTAAAGGATCTGGCGGCCAATCAAGCTGAGGCTGAAAAGGCTGCGAAACGCAAAGAATGGATCAAACCTGACCCGTTTTCGGCGCAATGAACGTGTTTCAACTCGGCTATCCGGAATACGGTCCGGGGTGACCAGCTGATTGAACAAGCAAAAGCAATGTAGCCCCGCTTCGGCGGGGCTTTTCTATGGAGGACCGTGCATGGATGACGGCACTCCCACCCTCGAGGTCGGCTTCGCGATGGAAACGGGCGGGGCGTTCGCGGAGCTCATGCGGTTCGCCGACTTCTTCGACGACAAGACGATGCAGATCGTCCGCCAGGTCGCAGCGGTGGAAAAGGCTACGGGCGGTATGATGCAGGTCGGTGCAGCTACTGCACGCATCAGCAGCTTCAGCGCCGCTTCGACCCGCGAGCTGGCCAACGTTCGGCGCGAGAAGGTCCGGACCGAGAAGGTAGGCGAACGCCTGATCGCCCAGCTCGAGCGCGAAGCGTTCGCGATGGGCAAGTCGCGCGACCAGATGCGCGACGCGAAGGTGGCTGCAACCGCCCTGGCGGCTGCGCAGCAGGGAAATACCGATCTGGCAGCGCGGCTTCATGCAGCGACCCGGCAGCGGACGTTCGCGGCAGAGGCGGCGGCGGAAGCCGAACAGCGCGCCGCGGCGCAGGCGGTCGCGGCGCGCCAGTCGGAGGCAGCAGCGATCGCGCGTGCCGCGCGGGAGCATGACCAGCTGGCAGCAGCAGTTCGCGAATCGCATGCAGCGCAGATCGCCGACGCAAGCGCGGCCGATCGGCTGCGGATGGCGACGGACCCGCTCTATGCGGCAACCAGCCGCCTCAACGCCGAGATCGCGGAGAGCACGCGGCTTTATTACGCCGGTGCCACGGCTCCGGCCGAATATGCCCGCCAGCAGGAAGTCCTCACCGGTCGGCTGCGCGATGTCGAACAGCAGCATGCAGTGGTAAACCGGGGAATCGGAGCGGCTGGCACTACCGGGAAGCTTACCGGGTATCACATGCAGAACCTGGCCTTCCAGTTCCAGGACGTCGGGATCCAGATGGCGGCCGCGGCGAACAGCTCTCAGCCGTTCAAGATGGCGATGATGGCGGTGCTGCAGCAGGGCGCGCAGATCCAGATGATCATGAGCCAGTCGGGCGTCGGGATCCGCGCCGTCGGGGCGGCGTTCGTCGACATGTCCAAGAAGATCCTGATCACTGCGGCGACGAACCCCTATCTGCTCGCCATCGGAGCGACGATCGGGCTGTTCGCGGGCGCGGTGAAGGCGCTGCAGAATGCAGCGAACAGCGGCACCGACATGAAGGAATATGCGAAGAGCCTGGGCCTGACGACGAAGGAAATTCGCAACCTAGACAACGTGACGGTGACGTTCGGCGATACTGCCAAGGCAGTGTTCCAGGTCACGGGGCGGACGATCTGGGAAGAGATCGGCCCGGCGGTCACGAGCAGCTGGGACGTCATGAAGGAATGGACCGCGTGGATCTTCAGCGGCGTGAAGTCGGCAGCGAATTTCCTAATCGGGGCGTTCGTTGGAGGATATCACGCCATTGTCGCCACTTGGCGGATGTTTCCCGCGGCCATGGGCGACCTTTTCACCCAAGCCGTGAACAAAGCGATCACGGGGATTAACTGGCTGATCCGGAAAAGCGTCTCCGGGATCAACTGGATGGTCGACCAGGCGAACAAAATTCTGCCGGCATTCGCCCAACTCGACCACATCGCGGGCGGAGCTATTGCTGGCGTGACGAGCCAATGGGATGGGGCGGCGTCACAGGTGGCCGATGTGTGGCGTGACAAAGTCGGCGGGGCCATGAAAACCGATTACATCGGTGAATTTGCTGCTTCGGCTGGCGGTGCCATAATTGATCAAGCCGCTAAGAACGCTCGGGACCGTCTCAGGAAACAGGCCGAGGAAAAGGGCTATCTCGACCCGGAGAAGGGCAAGACGCCGAAAACCGATAAGCTCGCCGAGAAGCTCGCGCGCGAAAACGCCGCGATCGAGGCGCAGATCCGCAACCTCTATGCGCTGGCGGACGCCTACAAAATATCCGGCGCCGAAGCGCTGATCGCGGAGGCGCGGGTCAAGGCGGAATCGGACGCGATCAAGAAGCGCGGCGACATCGAAATGTTCGTTGATCGCCAGATCCGGCTCGAGATCGCGCAGCGCGTTTCGGATGCTGCCAAGGCCAGTGCGGGCGTGCGCGACCAGGCGGCCGCTCAGGAAGCGATGAACGCGATGGTCAAGGCCGGCACCGTGCCGGCCGAGCGTGCTGCAGAACTCGTCAAAGACCAGATTGCCGACCTGCCGCTGCTCGCGGCTGTCCAGGTCGCCCAGCAGCGCGGACTGGCCGAGGAGGCGACGCGCGCGACGGGCGCGCTGGCCGATCAGCGGGCCGAGCGCGAACGGCTGCGCAAGGCCGAGGAAACGGCGCAGTTCAACCAGGACATATCGTCTGGCGCAGATCGGCTTGCCGAGTTGAGGGAAGAGGTTCGCCTGATCGGCGCGGGCAACATGGAACGGGTCCGCGCGCTGGCGATCCTGAAGGCGACGCAGGAGGCCGAAACCAAGTTCAGCGATCCAGCGCAACGCGCGCAATATATCGCGCAGCAGCGCGATATTGCTTTGGCGACACAATCGCTCGCGGATGCCCAGCGAGATCTCAACGACGCGCTCAGCTTCACCGCTGATAAATGGGATCTCATCGGCCAGAATATCCAGATTGCCGGGCAGGGAATGGCCGATGCATTCGGCGGAGTCGGTCGGGCGTTGGGCGACCTTGCGGGGATCTACGCAGGATTCCATGCCGTGCGAGCGCGCCTGGACGCGGAGCACCAGAAAAAGCTCCTCGAGGTGAAGGGCGATGCCGCCGCGACGGCCCGTGCCGAGCAGCTCTATGCGCTTCGCACCGCAACGCTCCAGGTCGGCGCCTATGGCGACATGATTTCGGCGGCGAAGGGCTTCTTCAACGAGAAGAGCAAGGGCTACAAAGCGCTGATGACGGCCGAGAAGGTCTTCCGGGCCGTTGAGTTTGCCCTATCCGTTCGCGCCATGGCGCAGGATGCAATCGAAACCGGCGCGAGCCTGGCGAAGAGCGCGGCGCGTACTGCAGCACATGCCGTAGAAGCGGTCGCCAAGGCGATCGCATCGCTGCCATTCCCGGCCAACCTTGCCGCCGGCGCCGCGACTATCGCCGCGCTGGCAGCAATCGGCGTCTCGATTGCGGGATCGTTCGGCGGCAGCGGCAACAATCCTCCTCCATCGAACACCGGCACGGGCACCGTCCTCGGCGATGCTGCAGCTCAAAGCGCGAGCCTGAAGAATTCGATCGACGCGCTGCGCGAGGTGGACACGACGACGTCAATCTTCGCCCGCCAGATGTCGTATTCGCTGAAGTCGATCGACAGCCAGATCGGCAATCTTGCCGCAGTCGTGGTGCGGGCGGGCAATATCGACGCCTCGGCGGGCGTGACCGAAGGGTTCAAGAAGGACTTTATCGGATCGGTTCTTAGCAAGATCCCGTTGATTGGCGGCATTTTGGGGAGTCTCTTCGGTAGCAAGACGACGGTGACCGGCAGCGGCCTGTTCGGTGCGCCGCAGTCTGTCGGATCGATCCTTGGAAGCGGATTTAACGCCTCCTATTATTCGGATATCGAGAAAAAGAAGAAATTCTTCGGGATCACGGTGGGAACGTCCCGTTGGACGCAATATACCAACGCCGATCCCGCACTTGAAAGCCAGTTCACGCTGATCCTGCGATCATTTGCAGATGCCATCTCATCGGCTGCCGGTCCGCTGGGCGAAGCAACTGCGACGATCCAGTCGCGGCTGAACAGCTTCGTCGTCAACATCGGGCGGATCGACCTGAAGGGCCTGACGGGTGAGCAGATCCAAGAGCGCCTGACCGCGATTTTCGGCGCAGCTGCCGACGGCATGGCCAAAGCGGCCTTCCCCGGCATATCGCAGTTCCAGAAAGTCGGCGAAGGCGCGTTCGAGACACTGGTGCGCGTTGCTGCGACGATCGAGGCGGTGACCAACACTCTCGATATGCTGGGCCAGAGCGCGCAGGACATGAGCATAGCGGTGAAGCTGGGTCTGGCTGATCAGTTCGAGAGCATCGGCGCGATGAACGATGCGGTCGCGTCCTATTTCGAGACCTATTACTCCAAGGAAGAGCAGGTCGCGGCCAAGACTGCACAACTCGCCCGAGTGTTCGAAAGCCTGGGCCTGACGATGCCCTCCTCGCTTGCGACGTTCCGCGAGCTGGTCGAGGCGCAGGACCTCACCTCTGCGGCGGGACAGGCGGCCTATGCAACTCTGCTCAAGCTTGCGCCGGCGTTCGCCGAACTTCAGGCGTCGATGGAGGGAGCGAAGAGCGCGGCCGACATCCTGAGCGAGCGACAGAACCTCGAACGCCAGCTGCTCGAGCTCCAGGGCAATACCGACGCGCTCCGCCAGCTCGAGCTCGCCAAACTCGATCAAAGCAACCGTGCGCTTCAGTTGCAAATCTGGGCGATCCAGGACGCCAAGGAAGCCGCCAAGGCGGCGGACGAGCTGCGCCAGGCGTGGCAGTCGGTCGGTGACAGCATCATGGACGAGGTGCGACGCATCCGCGGCTTGTCCGACGCAGGCGGCGGCAACAGCTTCGCTTCGCTGATGGGCCAGTTCAACGCGGCGACGGCGTCGGCGCGAGGCGGCGACTTGGACGCGGCGAAAACTCTCCCGCAACTCTCTCAGGCTTTGTTGGCAGCCGCGGGCGATGCAGCGACGAGCCGGCAGGAACTGGACCGCATCCGCGCGCAGATCGCGGCCAGTCTCGAGGCCACCTATGGTTTGGTCACGTCGGTTGCCGGTGAACCGCAGGTGCCGTCCAACGCGACGCTGCTCAATGGCGCCGCGACCAGCCAGCCCGGGACGGCAGCTGCAAACGATAATGGCGGCGCCAAGCTCGCAGCGAAGATGGATGAACTTCGCGAAGAGATCGCCCAGCTGCGCGCGGACAACAACGCGGGACATGCCGCGACTGGCGCCAATACGGGCTCGATCAAGCGAACGATGGACAACATCACCAGCCAGAGCGGCGGAGATGCGATCTCTACGGTGGGGGCGGCGGCATGATCGTCGTCACCGCCGAGGAAGAAACGATCGAACTGGGCGACGTCGAAGCCGCGGCGACGATAGGCATCACCGACTACAGTCGCCGCGAAACCGACAGCTTCGGCATAACGACCGTCGTGAAGCGCGGATACGCGCGGCACATGTCGGTCAGGCTTGCCCTTGCCTATGACGATGTGGACGATCTCCAGCGTCGACTGGCCGATCTGCGCGCAACCCCGGCGCAGTGGATCGCTGACGACCGGTTTGCGTGGTTGAGCGTCGAGGGCTTCTACAAGGATTTTCAGCTCGACCTCGCGGTGCCGCCGCTCAGTTATTGCACTCTCACGATCGAGGGCTTGGCGGAGATCGCGCCAGCTGCAGATCCCGGCGGCGATCCGGCACCTTCGGGAGACGCCTCGACGCTGCTGCTGCTCAATCCGGTCGACGTGACCAGTGCAATGATCGTCGCGACCAATGTTCCCGAAGCCGACTATCCGGCCTGGGAGGCGGGAACGAGCTATGCGCTCGGCGCGCGGGTGATCAAGACTGCGACGCACCGGATCTACGAGAGCGCGGCGATCGGGAATCTCGGAAACGATCCCGCCGGCGAATCCGGCCTGTGGATCGACGTGGGCCCGACCAATCGATGGGCGATGTTCGACCAGGCCCTGGGCACTGCAACGACGCGCGCCGACGGCATTTCGATCACGTTGGCACCCGGCGCCATCGATGCGCTGGCGCTGCTGGACGTGGTCGGGACGTCGGTCCGTGTGCAGGCGCCGGGCGGTTACGACCAAACCATCCCGGTCGACGCGAAATCGACCACTTTCCTCGACTTGCCTGGCGTCGTTGGCAACGTGATCGTCACGGTGTCGGGCGCCGGCGACGTCGCGGTCGGGACGCTGTTGGTGGGCAAGGTCGCCGAGCTGGGCATCACCGAAGAATCGCCGACGGCGGGTATCACCGATTTTAGCCGCAAAGAGGTCGACGATTTCGGTGAAGCGACCGTCGTCCAGCGCGCCTGGGCAAAGCGAATGAGCACGCGCGCGCTGATCCGGACCGACGCGATTGACCTGGTTGCAGATCGCATCGCAGCAGTGCGGGCCCGCCCCGTGCTCTGGATCGGCGACAGCGGCAAGGACAGCCTCACGATCTACGGTTTCTTCAAGGATTTCTCGATCGAAGTGGGCGAGACCATCAGCAAGGTGTCGTTGTCGATCGAGGGCCTATCGCAAGCTGCTGCCATCGTCACGCCACAGCCTCGTGGAAATTATGCTACCGACGCAACCTACGTCGTCGGCGACACCGTCGTCTGGGCGGTCGCCGACGGCGGTGACGGGCAAGGCTATGTGCGAACCGGCATCGGCAGCACGACAGGCGTTCCACCATCGGACGCTTCAAAATGGACGGTCTATGTAGCGCGGGGCGGTGACGGACCCGCGGGTGATCAGGGTCCAACCGGCATCAATTCGGCGCAGGTGCGGCTTTACAAGCGATCGGCGGCTGAACCCGCCTTACCGACTGCATTGGTGACCTACACGTTCGCCACGGGGGCGATCGCCGGCGTCAACAATGGTTGGACCGTTACAGTCCCGAACATCGACGGCAACCCTCTCTGGACGACGGTCGCGACAGCAGCATCGAACATGGCGACCGACACGATTCCGGCGGGAGAATGGACTGCGCCGACCAAGCACACCGGCATCATCGGCAGCATCGACAGTATCGACATCGGAGGACCGCTAGTGATCGGGATCCTCCCGACCGAGAAAATCCCGGTTCTTGATCTTGGTGGAGACAGATTTGGGGGAAAGCTGCCGGTCGGCAAGGCGGCCGATGGGCTGCTCAATACCAGGCTGCGGCTTGACCTTGGCACGCCTGGACAAATCGGCATTTTCTACGACGCCGGCGGGTTGCCGATCAACGTCGACCAGGTGGGGATCGACCTTTCGATCATCGATCCGACGGCGCAGGCGCGGCTCGACGAGGCCTATGATCGGGCGGTGACGGCGGCCGACGACGGCATCCTGTCGAAGGACGAAAAGACGCAGACGCTGCTCCCGGTGTCCGACGACCTGGCGATTCATTACAGCGTCAGCACAGCGCGCGGGACGGCGCTGGGGCTTGCGAGCGAGGTCGCCGCGGCAACGGCGGCGCGCGATGCGTGGCAGGCCGTTCTCGACGCCGCAGTGCCCGATTGGGACGACGCCACGCAGGACAGCGTGCTCGCCGTGCCGATCCCGGCCGGCGCGCTGACGGCGCGGGACGACTTTGCCAACGCGGCATGGACAAAGATCTCGATCGGCTATTCGCTGGCGAGCGGATGGTGGACGCTGACCGACAGCAGCAGCGGCGCATTCGGCCTGATCGAGCAGACGGTGACGGGCCTGACGGTCGGCGCCGCGATGACGGCGCTGCTGCAGGTGAAGAAGGACGCGGTTCCCAAGACGACGCGCTACGGCGCGTGGACGATCGCCACGGCGTCGGGCACCGCGATCGTCTATTTCGACACCAGCACGGGCGAATTCATCAATGCCTCGGCGGGAACCTCCGGGGTCGTCGGCGTCTCGGTCGAGGACAAGGGCGATTACTGGCTGTTCGCGATCGATTACGTGGCGACGCAGTCATCCGCCTTCTTCCGCATCTATCCCGCGATCGGCGCCAGCCCCTTCCTCGGTTCGGGGGCATCGACGGCGCGAACCGGATCGATCGAAGTGCGGACGCCCGCATTCATCGTCGGAGCCTTCGAACCCGACGGGCGCGCGGCCTATCGATCGGCGCTCGAGGACTATCGCGCGGCGCTGGCGGACCTGGACGCGGCAATCAGCGCGATCAACGACGCCGCCCGCGCGGCGGTCGAGGACGGGCTGGAGGCCGACGGCACTGTCAGGAAGACGGTGCCCAGCGCGAAAATCCCGCCGCTCGACCTCGACACCAAGATCGTCGACGGCAGCGCCTATGTCCGCTTTCCGGTCGAGACGCGCGACAAGGTCGCCGTCATTGAAGACGAGGCGGACGTCACGCGCGTTCTGGACATCGCGCCCAAGGTCGTGCGCCTGCGGCAGAAAACGGACAACAGCTTTTACGAAGGGCAGATCCCGTTCGACATCGTGCCGAACTTCACCAAGTCCGGCGTCAACGCGAATGCTACCCAATCATGGGATTTCGACAAGAGCGCGTCGATCACCGCCACGCAGGATACGACAAGCAACAGCTCGACCGAGGGCAAGGTCACGGTCACCACCGTCGCCGGCGCGGGCGTCGTGAGCATTTCAGCGGCGGGACTGTCGCAGTCGTGCCAGATCGAGATCGTCAAGGACGCGCCCCCGGCAGACAGCGGAACGACGTCGGCCACGATCTCGACCTACGGCAGCGTCTCGTCTTCGACCTATCCGTCGAACCCGCCGGTCATCAAGACCACGACGGCGAACGGTTCGGGGCTGCTCAAGTTCGTCGGGAGCTGGCAATACAGCGGCGCCGACAGCGTTCTGAACGGCAAGATCGTCTATCGCGTGGCAGGATCGGGCGGCGCGTGGATCGACGCCCAGGCGGAGAACGCCGGTTCGCCGTCGATCGCGGGGGGATACGACCCGGACTTCGGCTATATCCCGCCGACGACGGGCTATTGGTCCGCCAGCTTTACCAAGTCGGGGCTGACGGCGTCGGGCAGCTATGAATGGGGACAGATGTTCCGCAAGACGGGCGGCGCCACCACGACGCCGAGCGGATCGACGACGGGGTCGCAGTCATGACCTGGTGGGCGATCCTGACGATCGGGGGTCGGCATATCGCGACAGTTGAATCGCAGGACACGCCCAGCGCGTCGTCGTGCGGCATCGACATGCGGGGCAAGACCGCGGTCGCGATCGAGCACTCTCCCGGGGATTGGGAGAGGGTCGCGAAAGACGGGTCGGTCGTCCAGGACCGCGAAGGCTTTGCGCGGTGGGCGGAGGCAGAAATCGAGCGCATCCACGCCATTCCCATCGACCCCGAAGCCGCGCGCCGCGACGAATACGCGATCAAGGAAGCCGAGGCGCGATCGGTGCTGGGCGGCGGCGATCCGGGGCCAATCCTGCGCGAAGAGGCCGCCGACAAGGACATGGACATTCCCGTTCTGGCGAACGCGATCGTCGCGGCAGCCGATCGTGCTCGCATCGCGACAGCCGCACGGGCCGCTGCTCGCCGACGCACGATCGCTCACGTTCGCGCCGCAGGCACGAACGAGGCGATCAGGGCGATCGTCGACAGATACCGGTCGGCGAATGCCGACGCGGGCAAATAAGCGACAAACGAGGAGATAGATGATGTTCGATCACACCCGCAACGCCGCGGGGGTCACTGGGGACGCGTTCGTCGCACTGGGGAAGGCGTCGCCACCGCTGGCGGTGAGCGCGTCGGCAGCGGTCGGCCTGACGCTGCAGGACTGGGTCCTGATCGCGACCCTGGTCTATACCGTCATGCAGGGGGCCTACCTCGTCTACAAATTCGTCGGCGACCGCCGCGCGGCGCGCGCGGCGCGGACTGCCAATGTCGCAGGCCACGACAATGACTAGGCCGGCGGGAGCATCGCCGTCGGCCAAGGCGGGAATTGTCGGGTCGGTGATTGCGATGATGGCGCTCTCGGTCGCACTGATCGGACCGTTCGAAGGCAAGCGCAACGTTCCCTATCGCGACCCGATCGGCATCCTGACCGTCTGCTACGGGGAAACGCGCGTCGAGATGCGCCGCTATAGCGATGCTGAATGCATGTCGTTGCTGGAGCAGGGCGCGGCCGAATTCGCCGAAGGCGTCCGGCGGCGCAACCCGGGGATCGCAGATTACCCGCAACAATGGGCGGCGCACACCAGCTTCGCCTATAACGTGGGCCTGCCGACCTATGCAAAGTCGAGCGTCGCGCGTTTGTTCGCCGCCGGCCGCCACCGCGACGCATGCAATTTCCTGCTGCGGTACAAATTCGCCTCCGGCAAAGTCCTGCCCGGCCTGGAGCGCCGGCGCGAGGCAGAGCGCGCGCTGTGCCTGGAAGGCGCCGCGCGCTGACGACTGCCTGAAGGGCGAGGGAGAACCCAAGATGATCGAGAAGCTGATCGGCGCGGCCATGGCGGCCGCGCTGCTGGGCGCGCCCGTGCCCGAGCCGGAGGCGATGCCGTCGCCGTTCTTCGTCAACCTGGCGCTGGTCGGGCAGCCGCATTGCGGCAAGGCCCTGGGGTCCGGGTCATGGATCGATGGACAGACATTCCTGACTGCGGCGCATGTCACGGTGAACGGCCCATGCTCGATCGGCGGGATGCCAGCCGAGACGGTCTACGAGAACGAGGATATCGATATCGCGGTGCTGCGGCCCGCGACGTCCATCAGCGAGCGTATGCCGATCAGCTGCGCGCGGCCGCGCCGCGGCGACGACTATTTTGCGGTCGGCTATGCGCGCGGCCGCATGTTCGTGATCCAGCGCTATGTCGCCGAGGGAATCCGCCGCGACGGCCTCGCGACGTTTCGCGGCCAGGGTTACCAGGGCATGTCGGGCGGCCCGGTCGTCGATCGTGACGGGCGCCAGGTCGCGGTGCTGGTCAAGATCCTGAAGGACGGGATGCCGGTGATGTTCGCGCGCCCCCTTGCCGACACCTATCTCTGCAAAAGCGGGAGCGACTGACATGGAATTCAACCCGCTCGCGCCGATCGCGGCAAAAATCTATGGCGGCATCGCGATCGTCGCGCTCGTCTTCGCCGGCGTCCAGACGGTGCGCATCGAAGGCCTCAAGATCTGGCCGATTGCGATCACCGGGCTCACCGAAAAGCTCGAGACGCGAACCGCCGAACGCGATGCCGAGCGCACCGCCCACCAAAAGACGAAAGACGACTATCGTGCAGCACAGCGAGATGCCGCCCGGCTCGAGGCCGAACGGATCTCCCGCGTGCGCAGCGAACAGCAGGAGATCACCGATGACGTTATGCAAGATTATGGCCGGCGCCTTGCCGATGCTCGCGCTGCTGCTGACCGCCTGCGGGGGGAAGCAGTACGAGCCGGAAACGGTGCTGCCGGTGCGCCCGGAAGTGTCGACCTGTCCGGCGCCGGCGACGCCGCCGACCGAGCTGGTGAAGCGGCCGACGATCGTCGACTTTCTGTCGAGGAACGACTGATCGCGACGGAGCAGGCAATCCAGCTCGATGCGCTGATCGACTGGATTCTGAAGCAGAGCGCGGTCGACCCGAACCGGTGATCTTCGGCGCCAACCCCGAGCCGATTCCGTTCGCGCAAAACGGGGGTATCGGCGGGGGTAT